GCAGTCGCATGTATTTTCATAATATTTTCGGCACTACGCAACCAAACCATATTAAATCGAGGTATTGAAGATCCAAAAGTTCTAATTTCTGTCGCAAAATCAGTTAACCGCTGCAACCTTTGAAAATTATTCTCTTTCATTAAATCAGCATTCAAATGTTCTTTAAACAAATTTTCATTTATAAACAAATTATTTTTAATACATAAATCAACTTCTCGCTGCCACTGAATTAAACGCTCATGGTTTTTCTCCTCCCAATTTTTAAAACAATCGGGCCCTTCAACAAAAAACTGTATAGCCGTATTAATCCCCGCATGCGCAGCAGTCCACAACGTTGGCACTGATTTCGTTACACTACTAATCTTACTAAGCATTGCGCATGACTCCGCAAATTTCCAAGTTGCCATTTTTCTAACATCAGTAACATCGCTACCCATAACGTTATATCCTAGAATTCCTAGAATACCCGCCACCATAGCTGATGCCACCAAGCCAGAAATTACCGGTAAATTTTCATCAAAAGGCCCTTCAATAACAGCCCTTATAGATTCCTTCTTTGTGAGCCCAAATAGTTCTTCTAGTTTGTTCACTAGTTGGGTTCCCTCTCTAAACGCCAAGATACACTTGGCCGTGAGAGAAGCAATCATTAAGGTCCTCATTGTAGTACTTTCCGTGTTAAAAAGCACATATAAATTTGCTACAAAATCTATTATCCAAATTAAAACAGGGATTATTTTGTCCAAAACATGTGTTGTAATTGCATGTAACTTCTCTTTAATCTTTTCACACGCCGTTCTTTTAACAGACTCACTATATTTACTGGTAAACGCGTTAAGTATACCAGTGAATACATATTTAAAAACCGATACTATATTATTGCCTACAGTGCTGGCTTGGGCATAAAAATCTTGCACTAACTTATTCACACAATTTCTATCGTCCTCAGTAGGCTCAGCATCAGCAAAACAATCCTCAAACTCATCATCAACCATAGGCTCAATCAGAGGTGACGGCATCTCTTGCACCGCTTTAAAATCAATCTCTAGATCACTGTCCACGAAATCTACCGTGTCATAACTATCCTCTTTTTTATTTACCCATTTCATATAGTGACGAAACTGAGCTAAATTCCTACGTTCCGCCAAAGTTAACAAAGCATATTCGGTGACCTGGATTGGTTGACCTACAATAGAAACTGAAGTAACACTAGATGACGATTGACTAGAATAAGATTGCATAGTGGCACTATGTTCAACAACACCAGTACCTATCGCTGTAATTGT